CAGATGATCTAGGTAGTGCTTTGAAAAGTGTAGCCGATAATGCTTTAGCTTCATTGATCTCTGGTCTGGTAGAGATGGGGATGCAGTGGTTGTTGAATGCCACTCTTGGACAAACTATCGCTGCCGCCGCTACTGCCGCCTCCGTAGCCACAGCCGCTACGACTGCCGCTGCTTGGGCTCCTGCCGCTGCTATGGCTTCTCTAGCAACTCTAGGGGCAAACGCTGCTCCTGCCGCTGCCGCTATCGCTTCAACAGTGGCTCTTAGTACAACCCTTGCCTCAGCCGCTGGATTTGCAGAAGGTGGATTGATCAGAGGACCAGGAGGCCCAAAGGAAGACAAGATACCAGCTTGGCTTTCCAATAAAGAATTCGTAGTAAACGCTGAAGCAACTTCTAATAATCTTCCATTGCTAAAAGCAATAAACTCAGGTATGGATGTCTCTCGACTTCTTCCTTCTTTCGCATCTGGTTCTAGCAGTGAAAGATCAAACGTAACTTCTGGTAGTATGAATCGTTCTAATAAAAGCGAAGTCATTGTGAAACTATCTATGCCAGAAGGTGTAACCATACAAGAAAGCAGACAGATTGCTGGAGACATCGCTGTTCAAGTTGTCAGCGAAGGAATAAAATCGTACGATAGATCAACTCTACCTTCAAGTGTTGACAGAATTTCAAGAGATCCAAAAAGGAGAGGATAATGCCTCTAAGCTACCCATTTTCTCTTTCTGATTTTCAAGAAATTCTTGTTATCAACAAGCGTGGATTTTTTATAAACAATCCTATGGAAGTTTCTAAAACTGCTGGAGGATCTGTCTTGAAAGCTTCTCTTGGAAGCTCTTTATGGAAAGGTAATTTTTCTCTTGAATTTACAACTGACATGTCTAAAGCAGGAAAAATAAATGCTTTAATATCCATTCTTGACAGACCCTCTTCTTCTTTTATGGTGTATGACCCAGCGAAACCATATCCAGCATATGATCCTACTGGCTCTATTATTAGTGGTGCTTCTCCAACTGTTCGTCTCTTAGATTCAGGAGATTCTAGACTCATCGCTTTGGCTGCATTACCTTCCACCTATAAACTACTTGCAGGTGATTACATTGCATGGCAGTATACGGTATCAGGTCAAACAAGATATGCTCTTCATCAGATTGTTAGTGACTCAACGGCAGACTCTTCTGGAGACACCTCTTTGTTTGAAGTGACTCCTTTCATACAGCCTGGAGTTGTTATTGGTGATAGTGTATCTTTAGTGAAACCATCAATGAAAGCCGTTCTCGATATTGATCCCTCCTACCCGACAGTTGAAAGCATAGTCTCAAGCGGTGGATCTTTCTCGTTCGTTCAATCTGTAAGGTAAGAAATGCGTAGTTTTGGAACAGAAATAGATGATGATCTTGCTTCTCTATCAGGAGTAAGTGTTAGAAATCTGGTATGGATCGAAGCGAAAAATAGAATTTCTGGTGCCGCGGAAGTATTAGGTCTTTGGAACGGAGAAGACGTCAGAGCTTTCACTGTAGATGGTGTATCTAGAAATTATTCAGGAGCAGGTTCTCTCTTATCTGTTTCAGAAATTTCTGGAGGGGTCGGTCTCGATGTCAGAATGCACGTTGTCACACTTAGTAAAATTCCACCACAGGTTGCTCTTTTGATTCATGGGTACGACTCTCGTCTTGCGCCAATAGAGGTTCATCAAGTTCATTTTGATACGGTGAAAGGTGTTGTTATAGGTGATCCTATAAGAATTCTAAAAGGTTGGGTTGAAGAACTTCCAGTGCCAACTCCCTCTGAAGGAGGATCGGAAAATATCAGTCTCACTATAGCTTCCGCTTCTAGAGCGCTTACTAAAACGCTTACAGTAAAAAAGTCTGATGAAGCACAAAGGCAGATAAGCTCAACGGACAGAGGTCGCGAATACGCAAGCGTTTCTGGATCTGTTGGGGTGTTCTGGGGAGTGAAGAATTCTAGTGGGGTGGCATCATGACCAGAGTTGAAAAGTTAAACATTTTTCTTGATAAAGTTCGAAGACTTATGTTTCGTCCGGGTTCACATGATTGTGGTACGTTTGCTGCTTCTTGGGTGAAAGAAATTACAGATGTAGACCACGCTGAGCCTTTTCGTGGAAAATATAAAAGTATGAAAGCAGGACGTCTACTGTTGAAAAAAGCTGGCTTTGAAAATTATGGAGATTATGTAACATCTGTTCTACCTGAGATTCACTCATCGATCGCGCAAGTAGGTGATCTTGCTATGATAGAAGATCGTGCTCTTGGCATATTTGCTGCAGATCGTGTGTTCGTGTTAAGACCTGATGGTCTAGGACATGTGTCCCGACTCATAACTGAAAGGGCGTTTAGAGTATGATACTGTTTTTCACAATTCTGTTTGCTGCTATTATACTACCAGTTGCAGCACAAGCAGAGCCAGTTACATTAGCTTTAACCTCTTTCTTTGTATCTGTCGGAGCATCAGCTTTTACGGCAGCTATTCTTACTACAGTCGTAACTCAGGTCGCGTTTGGAGTCGCGTTGTCTTTAGTGGCTCAGTTATTCTCTAAAACTCCCACAGGTATAAAACCACAGGGTATTCAAACAGAGCAGACCACTTCTGGTGATGTAACGCCACAAAAATTCATCGTGGGTCGCTATGCTTGTGAAGGTCATGCGGTAGCCCCCGCGTATTCTCGTGGTGACGATAATAGCATTTTAACTTATATTATAGAAGTGTCTAACATTCCTGTCACAGGGTTGACTGGAAGACTTATCGTTGATGGGCAGTACACTGATCTATCTGTCGGAGCAGATGATGCGACTAGGCTTGATTTTGAAACATTAGGTTTTGATGAAGCAGGAAATCCGTATGGGTGGCTATGGTTCTTTGATGGAAACCAAACTACTGCTCATTCAGTTACAGTCGAGAATTATTCAAATCATCCTGATCGACCTTGGACAAACGATCATATCCTAGCTGGCACAGCCTACTCAATTCTTGAGTTCCGTCTCAATAAAGAGATCTACTCTGGGCTTCCTTCAGTGCGTTTTGAGCTTGATGGAATAGATCTTTACGACCCACGAAAAGACACTACTGTCGGTGGGTCTGGTGCTCATCGTTGGGATACTCCTTCTACTTGGGAATTCTCACAGAACCCGCAGGTAATCAGCTATAACATTCTGCGTGGAATCACTTTACCTACTGGTGACATATACGGAGGGAAAGTTGATGCTGCTGATCTACCATTAGATAACTGGTTCGCAGCAATGAATGAGTGCGATCTACTCATCGGAACCCGTCCACAATATCAAGTGGGTTTTGAAATCAACGTAGGAACGATGGAACCTTTCGAAGTCATTGAAGAGATGAACCGTTCTAGTTTTGCCCAAATGAGTGAATTTGGCGGAGTGTTTCGAGTTAGAGTTGGCGCACCTTCTTCTCCCGTTATTTCTGTAACAGATGATGATTTTGTCATCACTGAACCTTCAAGGTTTGTTCCTTTTCCAGGACTTTCAGAAACTTTTAATGCTATCACCGGTACTTATGTTGAACCTGTAGATGTTTGGGAAGCCAGAAGTTCCGATGCTATTTTTAATCCCTCTTGGGAAACAGAAGATGGGGATCGTAGACTTACACTCAATGTTAATTTACCAGCAGTCTCAAACAAAAGTCAAGTTCAACACTTGATGAATTCTTATATTCAAGACCAACGTCGTTTCAGAGTACATGAGATGGTTCTTCCCCCTAGTTATGCTTTGATTGAGCCACTAGACACTATTTCTTTCACAAGTGAGATCAACGGGTATGAGAATAAAGTATTCGAAGTTCTAAAAGTTCAGACACGCCCAAGAACATTAAACTCGTCCGTTACAGTTCGAGAACGTGAAGCAGGAGATGTTGCTTGGACATCTAGTGATGATGTTGCCGTAACAAGTCCAACTAACGTCTTAACTCTAATAGATGCTAATATTCCCTCATTGTCTGTTTCCGCATTTTCAATTTTGGACGGTGATGGTGTGGCTCGTCGTCCCGGTATCTCTTTGTCTTGGCCAAGCGAAGAAGCACCGAGTGCAGAAACTTTAAAATATCAAATCAGACTCAGTTTGACCGAGGTTGCTGTAACTAATGGGATAGTAAGTTCTCGTGAAGGTTCGACCTCTACGATGGATAGTATTCTTCCTAATACTATCTATGATGTAAGAGCTCAATATATCTCAGCTCTTCCTGGAGCTTGGACACCTTGGCTAGAAGTCACGACTTCTAGTATCTTCCTTGGGCCAAATGATATAATAAACTCGTTAACTGACAAAATTGATACGGCTTTTGACCGACATGATATAGCACTTGAAACAATAACCTCCGGAAGTGTTTTTCAACTTTTGAACGAAGTACGAATTGAAGATGCGATCCTTGCTGCGCAAGCTGTGACCAATAGTGCCTCAATAGTCATACGTCAAGAAAACCATGAGAGCAACGCCGCGCTTAATTTTATAAACACACAAAATTTAGAAATTAACACAGCGGCCATTACGACAGAGCAGACCACTCGAGCTGACGCTGTCAGCTCCCTTGCTTCCAGTATTACAACATTGATTGCAACAACGGATGATAACGCTGCTGCTATTATAACAGAACAAACCACTCGGACTACGGCTGTCGATGCCGTTGCTTCTAGTGTTACTTCTCTTGCAGTTTCAGTAGGAGATAACGCTGCTGGTCTCGTAACAGAGCAGACTGTTAGGGCTGACGCTATCAGCGCCGTTGCTTCTGATATAACGACATTGACTGCAACAACAGATGATAACGCTGCTGCTGTTGTAACGGAGAGAAATGCTCGGACTACTGCTGTCAGTGCCGTTGCTCAGAATGTGACTTCTCTTGCCGTTTTAGTGGGTGATAACGCTGCTGGTCTCGTAACAGAGCAGACCACACGAGCTGACGCTGATAGTGCTACTGCTACTGAAATAACGACGTTGACTGCAACAACAGGTGATAACGCGGCAGCTATTATAACAGAGCAAACCGCTAGGACTACTGCTGTCAGTGCCGTTGCTTCTAATGTAACGACATTGACAACTCGTATGGGGACTGCTGAAGGTAACATAACTACCATTGAATCTACAAAAGTTACAGCAGCCGAAGCAGTATCAGCGGTGGAGCAAACGATCAGCGCATCCTACGGTGACTTGGAAGCAATGGCTGTTGCTACAGCTTTCGCAAAAGCGACAGCAGATAGTATTGAGGCAGGTTATGTTTGGCGTGTGAATAACGAAAATCTTTTGGAACTGGTAAGTGTTGCAGACGGAACCAGTGGATCGACGAGCACTTTCAAGATTGATGCTGACTATTTAGAAATCACAAGTTTAACACAGATAGACCAAGCGGTAATTGACACTCTCGCAGTTGAGAATGGTTTTATTACTAATTTGATAGTAACCAAACTTTCGGTAGGCGACACTACGACTGGAGTTACTATCAATACTTCGAGTAAACCGAACGCTGTGTATGTTTATCAGAACAGTTCTACTACCTACGCTCTTTATGCCACTAATTCAATTTCTGGTGGAGGTGTCTCTTTAATAGAGAGTGACGGAGGATTCTCACTTCAAGTTTTGAACAGCACAGACGGCTCTGGCTCATTTGGGGCCTTCTGTGCAGTAGACGCGCAGCATACAGCTTCTGGAGGAGGTAAGGCTAAATTAGGAGTATCGTCTGCAGGTGGTGGTTATGGTGTTGAAGCTATCGCAGGTGGTTTCTACGATTCTTCTGGAGATGGTTACTCACCATTTACCGGCAAGCATGAGGGAATGATCTCTAAGAGTGAAGTGTTTGAACTCGGAGACATTGTTGCAGACGGCCAGATTGTATCTAAGAGCCTCTCGGACGTGTTTACAGAATTCCTGATAACAGATCAAGAAAATATGTCAAACGCTGTTGGAGTTCTTGCATCAGTTATTACTGAGTGGTCTAATCCAGCATCTTTCTTGATCAATACGCCAAATGATAGCACTTTTAGACCGACACCTGAAAAACCTGCCCAAGACGTAGTCACTAGCCACAACATTGCTGATTACAGTAATGACTTCAATATGGCTCGAATCAATTCAGTTGGTGAAGGGTGTATCAACGTCTGTGGGCATGGGGGTGACATCGTTGCAGGTGATTTAATCTCTACTTCAGCTATACGTGGTAAGGGTCAAAAACAGTCAGATGATATCGTTCGATCTAGTACAGTTGCTAAATCTCGAGAGTCTGTTACTTTTAGTCAACCTAGTCAAATCAAACAAATCGCCTGCATTTATATGTGTGGTTAACCCAAGGAGAGAAAAATAATGACTGTTCTATCAGATCGCGTAGATGTTCTTGAAGCTACGAACACAACCCTTGTAAATATCCTAAACTCTCTGAAAACAACGCTTCAGGGTGCAGTTGACTCTGGGCAAGGTATTCAGGGTTGGTCCCCTATTCTTGGTGTTGTATCTGACGGTGATCGCAGAGTGCTTCAAATTGATGATTGGACCGGTGGGGATGGAGGTACAAAACCTTCAGTCGGAAGTTACATTGGCAGCACTGGTGAAGTCGCAACAGTCGCTGAAGCGTTAGACATTCGCGGTCCTGGAGGTACAACTGCTTATGAAGTCTGGGTGGATGATGGTAATGTAGGTACTGTAGCAGACTTCTTCGATGATTTATCTGCGGGGGCAATTACCGCAACTAATGATAACGTTACAGCAGCAGCACTCTCAGAGACTAATGCCGCTACGAGTGCAACTAATTCGGCAGCGGACGTTGTGTTAACAAATGCTGACGTAGTGACCACGAACGCGGATGCGACTACGACAACACAGGACGCAATCGACACTGCTGCAGATGTAGTGACCACGAACGCTGATGCAGTTACGACAACACAGGACGCTTTAGATACCGCTGCTGATGTTGTAAGCACAAACGCCGACGCAGCAACCACAGCCCAAGACGCAATCGACACTGCTGCAAATGTAACCTCTACGAATGCTGATCGAGTCGTCACAACCCAAGACGCCATTGATACAGCGGCTGATGTGGTCACCACAAATGCTGATGCAGCAACTACAGCGCAGGACGCGATTGATACGGCTGCAGATGCAGCTGCTACAGCGCAAGATGTCATAGATACAGCAGCTAACCTTGCAGCTACTAATCAAGATACGATTGATACAGCCAGCGATCTTGCGGCTACTAATCAAGACGCCATTGACACCGCTGCTGCCTTGGCCGCTACGGTGCAAGATGTAATTGACGCAGCGGCATCCGAAACTGCGGCGGCATCTTCTGCATCGGCAGCAAGTACAAGCGAAAGCAACGCCGCAACGTCTGAAACAAATGCAGCGGCTTCGTTTAATAGTTTTAATGATCGCTATCTAGGTAAAAAAGCAAGTGATCCTACAGTAGATAATGATGGGGGTACACTAGTAGAGGGTACTCTGTACTTTAACGAGACAGATAAAGTGATGCTTGTATATGAAGGTTCGTCGTGGGTTGCGGCTTACGCGTCATTATCCGGTGCAGCACTTTCAGCCAACAACGGATCGGACTTTCCAAACAAAGCAACGGTGCGAACAAACCTTGGAGTCGCCATTGGGTCTAACGTACAGGCTTATGATGCTGTACTAGATGGCACGACGGCAAGTTACATCACAACAGAAAAAACCAAACTAAGTCACATTACTGTTTCACAAGCGGTCGACCTTGACCAAATGGAAACAGACATCGCCGCCCTTGCTAACGGCATGGTTTACAAAGGCGACTGGGATGCATCTTCTGGTAGTTTCTCGGGAGCTGGATTGGCTCAAACGGGTTGGTTCTATTACGTTTCAGTTACAGGAACAGTAGACGGTGTAGAATTTACAGTTGGTGATAACATTGTCGCATTGACAGATGGTGCTTCTACTTCCACGTTTGTGGGTAACTGGTCTAAGCACGATCAAACAGATGCTGTTCAAGCCGTTGTAGGTTTGACGGGTTCTATATCAAAAAGCTCTCTGCTGGCTGCGCTAAACGTTCAAGATGGTGCTACGATAACAAACGCGGCCACTGTTGAAGCTGCTGGTGCATTGATGGATAGCGAGGTGGTTAACCTTGCATCTGTTAAAGCATTCGATACCACAGACTACGCAACAGCGGCTCAAGGTTCAACGGCTGATACTGCACTTCAGTCTTCTGACCTTGGCGCTGCTGGCGCACTTCTGGCTTCAAACGACCTGTCTGAGTTGTCAAGTGCTGAGTACGCCAGAGATAACCTAGGTCTGCGATGGTTGGTCAAGTCAGGGGTTTACACTGCGGTGGCAGGTGAAAAGATCGCCGCTGACGTGAGTGCGGGGGCTTGGACTTTAACGCTTCCTCTGACTCCTATTTTGGGCGCTGTTGTTATGGTCAGCGTGATTGATGGCGACGCAGCAACAAACAACCTCACAATCGACGGAAACGGAAACAACATTCAAGGTGATACCACCCTGATTTACGACGTCCCATTGGCTACGGTCTGGCTCGTCTACAACAACACAGAATGGAGACTTGCATAATGGTAGCACTTTCAAGCTTAGGCGGTAGTGGTTCAAGCGGTGGCGGATTACCAAAGGTATTCTTCAACGGTACTTTGACATCATCCGACCTCACTGGGAACGACACTTGGACCTTATTCACAAACGACGCAACAACTACGTCAGTAATTGAGTCGGTTAGAGTTGAGGATACTGTTGGCCCATTTTTATTAGACGGTACATTGACTACAGCTAGTTTCATCAACGATACTGTTGATATTGGTAAAACAGTAAATCTTTCGGGTACTGAAATAACTGCCCCTAGCACCTCTATAACTGTCAAACTCGACACACCTCTTGAACTCGCAAATATAGATTATTACGCTGATGGGATAGTAGATGTAATGATCGGCAGCAATAATGTTGTCGCACTTGACTTAAAGAGTAACTTGTTTATAAACAGGGCCACTAATTTCCCACAGAAAGCAATAACCGATCAGGAATTTGTCGTCAAATACTTTGATGCGGGATACGATGGCACTATTGTGTCATCGAGTGAAACCGTTACTACTCCAACCATGTCTTCAGCCAGATGGTATTATGAGGCTGGTTCCAACGCTTATTATTTTTATTCTGATGGCAACTACACGTGTGATTTGTTTCACGCCACTATCGCAGGCGACGGTAGCCTCAGTTCGTGGACCCTTGTGGCAGATGAACCCTACGCCTACCAAGCATTAGACATTGAAGAAAAGAAATCTTACTATACTGACAACGGCAATATTTACGTTCGTGACCTCGTAACCAACATTGAAACTCAAATTGCTACTGGAATATCTGACAGTAGCACCGCCAGCACGGCAGGTGCAGTCAACGGAGTAGTCTTTATTGTACGAAGTAGCAGCTATCTCAATTATTTTACATATTACGACACTAATGAAAATTCTCTTGGTACAATATCACTATCTGTACCTTTTTCGGTTTCCACTAATTCACACCTTGGTGTCTGCTACAACCCTGATGAAAATAAGTATTATGTGTCTGTGGGTTTCGCAGACCGTACTGATGTCTATTCTATCGACTGGGAATCTAAAACAGCCGTTCATTTAGGAGATGAGAATCCACTATATCCCAATGATATATCTAATATGAATGCTATGCTTGGCAACGATAGTGGACAAATGTTTATACACTCAAATACCGCAAACTTACAGATTATCAAATTTGCGAACGATACGTTAACTGTTCAAGAGGATATAGCAGATATAGGTGGTTACTCAGCCCCGTATTTAGAAGGGGCATGGTATCGAAAAAAATCTGGCGTAAAACAGACTGCGACCCTTGAGGCTGTGGATTACGAAATAAACCTGAAGTGCAAGGTCTCTGGCACAGAATACAAGGAAGGATAAGCAATGTCACTCTCAGCAACATCTTCTGGCGGAAATGTATCTATATCCGCAATTCAAGTAACAGGTAGTGCTATCGCCTACACAGTCCCAGAGGGGAAAACTGCAAAGGTTCGACTGGTAAAAGTTCAAAATTGGCTACATTCGAAAATCTTAACTATAGGGAATTATATTGCTGCAAATTATACAGACACCACTACAAATAGCACAAGCAACTCACGCGATAACTCAGCGGCATACGATAGGGGGGTTGCCAACCCTACTGCCGGTTTTGTGATGTGCTCGAGTGGGTATAATTTTGAAACTAGCTTTATGTTCATCAAAGAAGATCACATTCTAGTCGCTGGCGAAACAGTAAGCCAAAATGACGCGGGCGCTACCTTCGCCTACACTATATTTGAAGAGGACGCTTAAATGTTGCTGCATGGATATAACCCAAGCGAAGGAACCTTTACAGGAACGAGCAAGTTCTCCAATCCGATTATGGAGAAAGCGCAAAAGGGCAACGCGACAATCGTTAACGATTTTACCTTTGCGGAAGACCCTGATCTATACACAACAGACGGGGTAACTTTTACTCTGATTGAAGGTTGGGAGGACATAAAGGCTGAACGCAACCTTCCGTTCGCTGACATACCATCGGCAAAAGCCGCCAAGCTGTCAGAACTAGCCACTATTCGCTGGAACGCAGAGGAAAGCGGCACGACATTCGGCGGCAATCCTCTTGCTACGGATCGCACGACACAAGCCAAGCTGACAGCGGGTTATGCCAAAGCGATTAACGACCCTGATTTCGTCATTGCGAGTTGGAAGTTCTCAGCTGGTGTGTTCGGTTCACTTGACGCTACGACAATCATTGCAGCGGCAAACGCGGTCGAAGCGCATATTCAAGCGTGCTTTACCAATGAGGCGTCACTGTCTGCTAACGTGCTTGCAGCAGCAGACTTTGCAGCACTTGACGCTGTTGACCTGACTGTAGGTTGGCCGTGACGCAATAGAAGCAAACTGGCCCACATATTGATTGGTCTATATAAATAATGAAAAACAAATCTGACATACGTTTCAATAATCGCCGACGAATGGCATGGATATCTTTTTGGTTCATGCTTTTCGTCGGTGGTTGGATGCTGATCTACGGGACAACCCAAGACGCAGCGGCAGAACGTGTTGAGAAGCTCTCTTTTCTTTTGGGCTCATTGTTCGGGATGTGTACAAGTATCATAATAAGTTATTTCACATCTTCTACTATGACCCAAATGAATGACACAAAGTTTGGAGCGGTAGAAGACACCGTAGAGGGGCCTGATGGTAATGGTGGGGCATAGTAAGCAAACAAGCAAACAAGCCCACAACGGGCGGCGTTGTGGCGGCGCTGGTTGTGCTGTGGTGCGTTACCCTTACACTAACACGTCTGTAGAGGTCTAGTTATGTTATCATTTGTAATTTCACTACTCGGAAAACGGTCTGGGGTTGCTTTAACGAAATTTTTGCCGTATCTTTTAGGTGTGTTGGTTGTCCTCTTGACTCTGTGGTGGGTTGACAGTAACGGATTCGACCGTGGTGTCGAAACAACAGAACTTAAATACCAAACAGCAATTCAAGAGGAACGTACTCGTCAATCTGAAGCTAACGAAGAAGCTCTGGCAGAAGCGAGGCATATACAACTGAAACTTGAGAGATTACTCGATGAACGAAACACAGAAATTGGAGAGTTGCTTATCGAAGGTTCCGAAGACCCTGACGCTGATCGCCGTGCTATTAGTGACGACAGCGTGTGGAGACTCAATCGGCTCCGTTGAACCTCCAGTTCTAGCAGACGCGCCTCTTGGGTTTACTGTTGCTTGCGAGCGACCTGTTCTGTTACCTTCTCGATCATTGACTCAAGCAGAGGTAGAGACCTTTTGGATAAGCGATCGATCTAACCTTATCAGTTGCGGATTGCAGCTCCAAGCCCTCATCGACTTCTACGTGAAGCGAGACACAAGGATAACTAATACATGAATTTTTCTCTCCCTGAATTGATTTCTCTCTTGGGTTTACTCGTTGCTATAGGAGGTCTTGTGTTAACTATGGTTTACAACATCTGGCGGAAAGTTATCGCTAACTCAGAAGCCTTATCTGAATTCAAACTTAAAGTAGCTCAAGAGTACGTAGGGGCTGCTCAGCTAATAGCAATGGAACAAAAAATGGCGCTCAGCGAGGAGCGACTTCACGGAGCATTAGGAAATCTGGCCTCGCGCATTGACAGACTTCTGGAAAGAATGGATAAATAACATGACATATTTTCTTGGAGAAGGTTCAAAAGACAATCTCAAGGGCGTTGACCCAAAGCTAGTAGAGATGGTCGAAGAATGTATCAAGATCACACCTGTTGATTTCACGATTTTAAACAACGGTGGTCTTCGTACTGCTTCTATGCAGATGAAGCTTTTCAAACGAGGTGCCTCAAAGCTGGATGGTCGCAACCGAAAGTCAAAGCATCAAAAACAACCGAGTGGTTTCGGTGAAGCTGTTGATCTGGTTCCATACGTTGGAAGCCCTCGTTGGGAGTGGCCTCTCATTTACCCAATCGCAGGATGCATGGCTTGGTTGAGTCGTGAGATGAACGTTGAAATTAGGTGGGGTGGCGTCTGGGATAAAGAGCTCGACGAATACGCTCCTAAGTCTCTGAGCAGTCCAGAACAATACGCGGATGCTATTGAAAAGGCCGTTCGTGCATACACCATTCGTCATCCTGGACCTGACTTTATTGATGGGCCACATTACGAGATGCTGCACTAACATACTATTAGGGAAGCCAAGTAGAGTCATCGTTGTTTTCTATGATACTGTTATTATTGCAAAGATTATCGCTGACTTTACTTGCACCCCTGCCACCCCTAGCTTGCAAATTGCTGGGGTTATTGTGTTTAGCTGGGGTTATATTTTAGTAAAGTCAGTAAAGTAAGTAGAGTCAATGATAAATAAATATAATAAAAACAAAGGTTTAAGATGCCCTCACTTGGGGCCAAGCGAAGTTTCATAAGTGAAGTCAGTAGAGTCAAAGATATTGTCACGCTAACCTATTTGGGTTAACCTGCAATTAGAAAAGGAGCAAACATGGATATTCAAGATTACCCTCATACGGTCAAGCCGTTTGATCATCAACTCAGCCACCTCGCAGAACACGTAGATCAAAAGTCGTGGGGCTTACTTTGGGAGCAGGGAACTGCAAAAACAAAGCCTATCATTGACACAGCTTGCTTTCTATACGAAAACAAAAAGATAGATGCTCTAGTAGTTGTAGCTCCTCCAGGAGTTGAACGTAACTGGAACACAGATGAAATTCCAAAACATATGCCTCCAGAGTATGTGTTCGACACTATGGTATCAGTATTTCTCACAGCCAAGAAAAATACCAAAGCTCACAAACGATCCATGGAAGCTCTGATTCAATGGGACGGTCTTGCTGTTCTTCTCATCAGTTACAATGCCTTCATGACAAAAGAAGGAAAGGACTTTGTTTGGAAGTTTCTAAAGAAGAGGAAATGTCTATATGTCCTTGATGAAGCCCACAACGTCAAAACCCCCAACGCAAAACGCACCAAGTCAATTGTCGCTTCTGGCAAATATGCTGACTACCGCCGTATCCTTACCGGAACTCCCGTGGCTGTCGGACCATTCGACCTCTATAGTCAAATTCGTTTCCTTGACGAGTACTTCTGGAAAAACAAAGGAATCCACGGATCGGTAGAGTTTCGTCAGTTCTTTGGGCGATGGTTCACCCGCGCTGAACATCAACAACTACATGGCTTTGATCCTGGATACGATCAACTTCTCGAGTATCAGAACATTGATCTGCTGCGTAAGTGGCTGACTGAAATAACGGATCGTGTACTTAAAGACGATGTGCTAGACCTTCCTCCGAAACTATACTCCAAGCGTTATTTTGATATGAGCCCTGCCCAGAAAGCAGCCTACAAAGAACTTGATGAAGAACTCATGATTGAAGTTGGTGGTGAAGTTATTACTGCTGAACTTCCGATAGTGAAACTACTTCGCCTTCAGCAGATCGCTTGTAACTATGTTCCTGTTGGTGAAGACGAACCAGTTCACATGTTCTCCGCAAAAAATCCCCGACTAACAGTTATGGAGGATATTCGAGACCAGACATTCCAACCGACTATTGTATGGGCGCGTTTCACCCACGACGTAGACCAACTTATGGACCTCTTGGGTAAAGAAGCTGTACGTTACGATGGATCAGTAGATGATGATACTGCAGAGCGTAACAAACTGGCTTTCCAAGCTGGAGACGCTAAGTGGTTTGTCGGAACAGCCCAAAAAGGTGGACCAGGACTCACTCTAACTCAAGCGAAAAACATGGTCTACTACTCTAACAGCTTCCGACTTATTGATAGGTTGCAATCCGAAGACCGTTGTCACCGTGCAGGTATGGACGAGCATCCGGTTAATTATATAGACATCGTGGCTAATGATACTGTTGACAATCACATTGTTGACAATCTCCGAAACAAAAGAGACGTCGCAGTGGAAATCCAAGGTGACAAATGGAAAGAATGGATTTAACCTCATGACTGTATTTGCAATTCAACAGCAAATGAAATTTGATGGAGAGAAGCGTGAGTTAGTTCCACGTTTCCCTTCAATTTTCAAAGCAGAAAAATGGGGACCTATCGTCTATGTCCTCTCTCCTTCTGCTCACCCTTTCAACCCAGAACTTATACTCGGTGATATACACGATAAGCTGTCTGGGTTCAACGACGATGACTTCCTTCTGCTTATTGGTAATCCTGGATTGATAGGAATGTCTACCGCTGTCGCTGCTCATTATAATGAGGGTCGAGTGAAGTTCCTACAATGGAGCGGACGACATGGAGAGTACACTGAGATTGTCTCAAAGATATTTTGATGTTGTCACCTGCGGCCACTTAGGTTAGGTTGAGCAAACTAACAGCCCAAGGATATAACCATGACAGATGACCCATACGCCGCATTCAAAGATGACGCTATTCCTGGAAATCTTGAAGTTGTATTGATGCAACTCGCAGATGAACTACAGGAAGCAGATGCTTTAATACTAAAGTGTGAGACTGCTCTTGAGAAAGCAAATGATGCTCGCAAAGACCTCTCAGATGTGCGAATTCCAGCCGCCACAGAGGGCATGAATGGTAAACTTCTTCTGAAAGACGGTAGAACTCTTGAAGTTAAAGAAACCATACGAGCTTCAATTGCTGGTGAAAAACGTGTTCCAGCTATTAACTGGTTAGACGCTAACGACTACGGTCATATTGTCAAAAGAGAGTTAGTTTTCTCGTTTGCCAAAGGTGATGACAAAAGTTTTGATAATTTTCGTAAAGCGGTTAAGAAAATAAAAATGCCGCTGGTGATGAAAGAAAATTACAGCGTTCACAACGCAACGCTCACTGCTTGGGTGCAAGAGCGACTAGAAGAAGGTGTAGAATTACCTAAAGAAACTTTTGGTATTTTCCGCCAACGAGTTGCCAAGGTGAAGGAATAGCTTCGGCTACTGGTCCAGGGACTGCCAGAATATAAAGTCCCATCAAACTGTAAGGAATAGCCCAATGGCAAAAGAAGTAGCGAAAGCTGAAGAACAAACACAAGCAGTCGGTAATTACGACTATGGTGAACACAAACACGAGGGCTTTGAAGACGTCAAAGTCACGGACCTATCCATCCCATTTATCTCTGTTATGCAGAGCAACTCGAAATTGGTTGAGGACGAAGATAACCCTGCAAAAGCTGGCGATCTTGTGAACTCAGTCACTGGAGAAATTGTTGCCCAGCCTATCATTATTCAACCAATCCACAAAGATCACCTCTGGGCTGAATGGACACCCATTCTAAAAGGCGGCGGTCGCGGTGACTCTCACGAAGATGGTTCTTCGATTGTTCTAGAAGTCCTTAAGAAGA